TCCCGACACTAATGAAAGACAGCTTAATGAAAAAGGACCGTTTAAAGGAAATAGTTCACCTAGTGCTGGGTTGTATGACAACAGAATTAAGCTAGAAAAAGTAAACGGGTACTGGGCAGATCCTGATCGTGGACCGCAAACTTATGGGCCAAGACGAGATCCTGTGAGTATGGTACAAGGTTGGAGCTCTCCGGGACCTTACAAGTACGATGGACCAAAACTTGCTAAAACACCAGAACCAGTAGGCGAAGTTCGCAACGAACTCCCATTCTCTCGTTTAGGCGGTACTAATTTAATAATGGACGACGGTAATCCAGGTTTGTATCGAACTACCTTAGCTAAGGATGGTAAACGTGAATATGTGCCTGCTCCTAGTGGCGAAAGAACAATTCCTCACAGTGAACAGTTTAGAATAGAAACTAGGACTGGTCATAAAATTATAATGCACAATAGTGAAGACTTTATAACAATAATACATTCAAACGGCGATAGCTGGATGGAGTTTACAGCAAACGGAAAAATTGATGTTTATTCACGGGGAGGCATCAGTATGGCCACCGAAAAAGATGAAAAAGCGGGTATTAATTTCCACGCACATCAATTGAATATAGATGTAGATGAACTGAATATATCAGCCAAAACAGCAATAAACATTGAACAAAGAAGCAACCCCGAAGCTGAGCCTAACTTTGCACTTAAAGTAAAAGAGGGAAAACTGGATATTCTGTCTACCACAGGTTTAGATATTGAAAATAGAATACATGATGGTACAAGTGTCACCGACGATGCTACCTTCAAATTAAAACATAATTATGATATTAAGTCTCTAGAGTTATTAGCAGGCGACATTCCTGCAGAAGTTTCATCTGACAATAAGTTTGTGGCATTTGCATACGATCACGCTGAAGAAAAATTTGAAATAAATGCTCCTAAGGCACGTTTAGAAAGCAAAATTACAGATGCTACAACAGCACTGGTAAACGGAAGTGCTCAATCTTCGCCACACGGAACATTTCAGTTTGAAGAAATGCCTACAATGATGCATGATATGCCTGCAAGCTTTACTAAAATTGATGAAGAAAAAACCAAATACAGCGATCATGATACACTTAAAACTCCGTTAGGTCGTGTACCACGTAAGCAGCCTTGGCGACATACAGAAAACTTAGATCCTACAAAATATATGCCTGAGAAGATATTGTATGGTATTGAAAAGGTTGAAGATTCCGAACCAGTATATGCAAAATCCACAATAAGTGACACAGGTATAGCAGCTAAGAAAATACATGAAGAAAGAGGAGGTTACTAATGCCAAAACTGGAAAAAAAGTTATACAAAGAAGTAGTAGTTCCTTCTACTAGATCTACAAATTATGGACTACCAGGAAGAACATATGTAGGATTCTCTACCACAGATCCTACACGAAAAACAGTAGCAATTTATGATTTTGAATGTATAAAACAAGATATAATAAATCATTTTCATATTAGGCAAGGAGAGAAATTATCAGATCCTTCGTTTGGTACTATTATATGGGATATCTTATTTGAACCGTTAACAGATGTCTTAAAAGAAGCAATCACAAAAGACGTTTCGGATATTATTAATTTCGATCCAAGAGTATCAGCTGATAAAATCATTGTTGATCAATATGAACACGGAATACAAATAGAAGCAAATATTCTTTATAAGCCTTATAACTTGACTGAATTTATGCAGTTAAGATTTGATAACAGAGCTGGTTTCTTAATACCTACAACACAAAATATCCAACGAGATTCTATTCCAAACGGTAGTGACTTAGTTTAAAACCAGTAGTTTTATACAGGATAAATATTATATTATGAGGACCTAGTGATGTCAACAACTGATAGACAGAATAGATTACTAGTTGCAGAAGACTGGAAACGTATCTATCAAAGCTTTAGAAATGCAGACTTTTTGTCTTATGACTTCGACAACTTACGTCGAACAATGATAACTTATCTAAGAACAAATTATCCAGAAGACTTTAACGATTATATTGAATCTAGTGAATATATTGCACTGGTAGATTTAATTGCGTATCTTGGGCAAGCATTCTCTTTCAGAACAGATCTTAATGCTAGAGAAAACTTTCTTGAAACAGCAGAAAGAAGAGAAAGTGTACTTAGGTTAGCAAGATTGCTAAGTTATCACGCAAAGCGTAATCAAGCATTAAACGGTTTACTTAAATTACAAAGCGTTGCAACAACTGAAAATATATTAGATTCTAGTGGGTTAAATTTGTCAGGTGTTAATGTAACATGGAACGACCTTACAAACACTAATTCAGACGAGCAAATAACAAAAATTTTAAATGCTGCACTTCCTGTAAATGTAGGCATAGGCAACCCTATTGCAAAAGATACAATTGGCGGTGTATATACAGAACAATATAGGTTTAATTCAAACAATGACGGATTAGCATTATTTCCTTTTACAAGAAATGTAAATGGTGTAAACACTAAATTTGAAGTTGTAAGCACAAAAATAGAAAATAGTGCAGTAACAGAAGAAGATCCATACCCAGGAAACAAGTTTAGTATCATTTATAAAGATGATGGTAAAGGAAAAGCTAGTGATAACTCAGGTTATTTTGTGCATTTTAGACAAGGCCAGCTTGTAGATGGTACATTTAATCTTACAAATCCTACAACCAATCAAGTAGTCGCAATTGATGAAATAAACATTAACGAAACAGACGTATGGCTATATTCCCTTGATGAAAATAACATAGAAAATGAACTTTGGACCAAAGTGAGTGCTACTGAGGGCAATAATGTAATTTACAATAGTTTAGAAAAAGGCGAAAAAAATATCTACAGTATTTTAACACGTATTGAAGATAGGATTAGTCTAGTGTTTGGGGATGGCGTATTCGGAAATCTACCACAAGGTAGTTTTAAAATTTACTATAGAATAAGTGAATCAGCTACAACTTTAGTTCAGCCTAATGCTTTAGGGACTGTGGTTGTTTCGTTGCCATACCTTAGTCATACAAATACAGCTGAAACATTAACACTTACTTTTAAACTCCAAAATACAATTGAAAATGGTGCTGTATCTGAGACAAATGAAAACATAAAAAATAATGCTCCGAGTAACTATTACACTCAAAACAGAATGATAACAGCAGAAGATTATCAGATTGCGCCTTTAGTTCGCAATCAAGAAGTAGTAAAAGTAAAAAGTGTAAATCGAGTAAGCAGCGGAATCAGTAGATATTTTGATTTAATAGATAGCACAGGAAAATACAGCAAAACAAACTTATTTGGTGCTGATGGAATAATTTACAAGCAAGACTATACAAAGAAAACTAACTTTACTTTTGCAACAAAAACTGATATAGAAGGCGCTGTACAAAATACAATTATTCCTATATTAAGAGATTACAATTTACGCAATTTTTATTACAATGAGTATCCTGTGACAACAGTAGCAGGAAACAATTACATGTGGTCTAGTGTTACTAATGTTACTAATCAAAATACAGGTTATGTACAAGACACAAGTGGAGAAAACGTTACTTTAGGATCCTATAGTGATTCTTCTTTAAGTTTACTTGTGCCTAATTCATTAGTAAAATTTGTAGCTCCTGCTGGATATCACTTTATGCCAGATAACACACTCATGGCAGGTGCAGCTGATCATTCAGGTTCAAAAAGTTATATTTGGTCAAAAATTATCAGTGTAGCTAATGACGGTACTGATGCTACAGCAACAGGCGAAGGTGCAGTAAAACTTACTGATAAAATTCCTTCTACTGCAAAATTAGATAGAGTTATTACAAAGTTAGCTACTAATATTTCAACGGATTTAGAAACACAAATAATAGATCAGTGTTTTGCTAAGAATACTTTTGGATTAAGATATGATCAAACAAGCCAATCTTGGAAATTAATTACACTTGATAATCTTAACACTGTGTCTAATTTCTCTTTATCTCGTGCAGGTAACACTTCAAGCGAGCAAGCAGATTCTAGTTGGTTGTTACTGTTCGAAGCTGACGGCAACAAATATACTATTACGTATAGAGCAAGCAAATTTGTTTTTGAAAGTCCCAACGAGATAAGATTTTTCTTTGATTCAACTGATAAGGTTTTCGAAAACGTATCTGGCAAAGTAGTGAAAGATAAGATATCAGTTTTAAGCATTAACACCCAACCTGATAGTTTATCACCTTTCACTGTTGATTATGACTGGGAAATAATTGCTAATGTGAGAGATTCTGATGGCTATGTAGACAGTAGTAAGATTGAAATAACATTTTTCGATAAAGATGAAGATGCTGTAGTTGATGATCCTGAATTATTTGACATAATTGTTGCTGAGGACACAAATGCGTCAGACAAATTAGTGTTTAGAAAAAAACAAGTTAACATAGACGGCACTGAAACTTATGTTTATTATGATAACACTGACAACACAATTAGAGTTTTTGATAAAAAAGCAGATTTACAAGTGACTAGTGTGTATGATGACGGCCAGGTGTTTTACTTTATACAAGAAAATCTTTTCCAAGTGTTAAACAAAGCAAGCGGTAATTTAATTACAACTGCTGATTATGCTGGAAACAAAGGAAGGGATAACCTAAAATTCCACTATGTGCACGCAGCTGATAAAGATAGAAGATTAGATCCTAGTGTAAGTAACATTATTGATGTGTATATGCTTACAGCAAATTATGATACGCAATTTAGATTGTATTTGCAAGATCAAGTGACTTTTCCTAAGCCGCCGAGTAGCGATCAATTATACATTAACTATAGTTCAGAACTTAATAAAATCAAATCAATTAGTGATGAAATAATATACCATCCTGTTAAGTATAAAATATTATTTGGAAGTAAAGCTGACAGTAACTTGCAAGCAACATTTAAAATTGTTAAAAATCCAGAAGCTGTAATTAATGACAATGATTTAAAAACTGAAGTGTTATCTGCTATAAACAGATTTTTTGCTTTAGAAAATTGGGATTTTGGAGATACATTCTATTTCTCAGAATTATCTGCATATATTTTACAAGAACTTAGTCCTAACTTAGTTACATTTGTAGTGGTACCAAATAATGAAACAGATGTGTTTGGAAGCTTATTTGAAGTAAAAGCAGAATCAGACGAAATCTTTATAAGCGGTGCAAGAGTAAACGACATAGCTATTATAGATGCTGTAACAGCATCTAAACTCAAAGCAAGCGGTTCGATTACTACTAGTACCACAAGTGTAAATGCAGGAGTACAAAGCTCTGCATTAAGTACAACCGGCACCACATATACTAGTTCAACTAATACAACTTCAAGTAGCACTAGTTCTAGTAGTTCAAGCTCAAGCGGCGGAGGAAGCAGTTACTAATGGCTTACGATAATTTTCAAAATGAACCTAATCTTCCTAACAGAGGCAAGTCTAAACGCAAAAGCGAAAACCACTTACCGAGAATTTTTAGAACACCATCTAATTCTAAATTTTTAGGTTCTACTCTTGACCAGCTAATACAGCCAGGAGTAGTTGGAAAACTAAACGGTTATGTTGGACGTAAAACATCGAAAGCGTATCAAAGCTCTGATATCTATATAGGTGATGTAAGTCAAGATAGAGAAAATTATCAACTTGAGCCTGCAAGTGTCATTACAGACGATTTAGGTAATGTTTCTTTTTATAAAGATTACAATGACTATATGAATAGTTTGAGTAATTACAATAGATCAATACAAGATCATAGTACAGTTAATGAACAGGAATTTTATGCATGGAATCCGTTTATTGATTGGGATAAATTTACTAATTTTAGAGAGTACTATTGGCTACCTTCCGGGCCTAGCACAGTTAGTATTACTGGAAATAGTTTTGATGTAGAAAGCACATATACCGTTGAATTATCAGATAATTTAGATTCGTATAGTTATATTTTCACACCCGATGGACAAACTGCTAATCCTACCCTTACTTTATACAGAGGCGTAAAGTATAAGTTTGATGTAAATGTACCTAATTTTCCTATTACTTTTAGAACAAAATTAAGCGATTCGTCAGAATTTGACCTAGACAGTTCTACTATACTATTGTACGACGGGGTAGATATTCAAGGTTTAGAGACTGGAACAGTAACTCTTGAACTAAGCACAGCAGCACCAGATAGTCTATGGTATGTTGCTGCTAATGACATCAATATGCATGGCAGAATAGAAGTAAAAGATATTTCAGACGCAACTGAAATTGACGTAGATGCAGAAATTGTAGGAAAAAAGACTTATACATCAGGAAACGGTATTGCTTTAAGCAACGGAATAAAGATTTCCTTTGCAGGAAACGTATTGCCTGCTTCTTATAGTAATAAAGAATACTATGTTGAAGGAGTAGGCACTGCTATCAAACTAATAGATGCAAACAGTTTAGATGTAGCAAGTGCTTTTACAAGTGAAGTTATTGATGAATTTGATAGTGAAGAATTTGATAGCTTGCCGTTTAGTAAAGCTTTGGGATATGCAAAAGACAAAGACTATATTGTTATTAATAGAAGTGCAACTGACGGGAATCTGTGGGCTAGATATAACAAATGGTTTCATAAAAGTGTAATAGAAGCCAGTGCGCTGGCAAACAACTTGACTGCATCGTTAGATGCAACACAACAAGCAACTAGACCGATACTTGAATTTGAAGCGGGTGTTAGATTATACAATTATGGTACTGAAGCTAAAACACCAATTGATCTAGTAGATACTATAACAAAAGATGTTTTTAGTACTATCGAAGGAAGTTTAGGTTATAACATAGATGGCGTAGACTTAAGAGATGGCCATAGAATTTTGTTTACTAATGACAGTGACTCTTTAGTAAAAAATAGAATATTCAAAGTAAAATTTATCACTTATGATGGCACAGTAATAGATGATGCTAATGTAAGCGGCCAAAGGCAAATAACTCTTATTGAAGAATCTGACAGTATATCACTAGCTGACGAAACAGTTTTAGTAAAGCAAGGCACTACATATGGCGGAAAAACACTTCATTATAAAACAAACAAGTGGATTTTAGGACAGGAAAAAACCAAAGTCAATCAAAGTCCTTTGTTTGATTTGTTTGACACTAACGGTTATAGTTTTTCTGACACTGCAATTTATCCGTCAACAACATTTGTGGGAAATAGTATATTTGCTTATAAACAAGGCACAGGTTTAAACGATACTGAATTAGGTTTTCCTTTAGCATATAGAAATATTACAAATGTAGGCGACATTGTATTTGAATCAAAACTTACAACAGATACATTCACATATGTTTCTAATGAAAACGTAATTACAGAAAAAGCTGTATCTGGCTTTTTACATCATCACACCGACAGATCTACATTTAGTAACAAAACAGGATGGATTAAAGTTACAAGTAGTGATCAATATGTTATAAGACAATTTGTATTTGATAACACTTTTAAAAATATACTAATTGATCAATATGATAACAGTTGGGATTATGTAAACGATATGCAACTTATTGTTTACCGTAACAACAGCTTTCAAATTCGTGATGTAGATTATACTGTAGAACAAGACGCTACAAATTTTGCAAAAATAGTTTTTGTAAAAAAACTGGTCAAAGACGATGTAGTTGTGTTAAAAACAAAAAGTTCTCAAGTTAAAAATCAAAATGGTTACTACGAGATTCCTTACTCTTTAGAAAGAAATCCAAGTAACAATCAGTTAGACGAATTTACCCTAGGCGAAGTAAATGATCATGTTGCTACAATTATAGAAAACACTACAGGTTTTACCGGTATAAATCCTGGCACAAACAATCTGCGTGACCTTGGCAATGTGAGTATAAACGGTCGACGTTTTTTACAACATAGTGCACCTTTAAATCTTCCATTATATCATATCACTAATGACGAATCAAATATAATCAAAAGTATTAAATTTGCAAAAAATAGTTACAGTAAATTTAAAAGGGAATTTATCAGTGTTGCTGAAACATTAGGTTTTCAAAGCGATACAAAAACCCACGTAGATAGAATATTACAAGAAATTTCAAAATCACAAGCTGATACTGATTTATTTTATTTTAGTGATATGGTGCCGTACGGAGGCTTTATAAAAACTGATCATCCGATTGAAGATAGCGACGAGATATATTTTCCTTTAGGTGAAACCTTTGACAAATCAGTGCCTAGTTATCGTGCAGTAACAGTATACTTAAATGATACCCAGTTAGTTCATGGAAAAGATTATACATTTAACAGTGAAGGTTATGCTGTTGTTACTGCAACAAAGGCTCCTGATGATACAATTACAATATACGAATATGATAGTACAAAAGGAAATAGCATTGCACCTACGCCTACAAAACTAGGACTGTATCCTGCCTATGAACCTAAAATATTTGTAGATACAACATATCAAACTGATACAAAAGTAATACAAGGACACGACGGCTCTATTATAGTAGCATATGATGATTATCGAGATGATTTATTACTTGAATTAGAAAAAAGAATCTATAATAATTTAAAAGTATCATACAACGAATCTGAATTTAATATTTTAGAAGTAAAGCCAAGCTATTACAGATCTACAAGCTTATCACGTGAAAGTATTGACAAATCTTTATTAGGAGATTTTTTCCAATGGACAAAGTTTGTAACAATAGACTATACATCGCAGACATTTTCAAGAGAAAATAGATTTAGTTACAATTATTCAGAAAGTTTTGACAGTAAGAATAATTCATTACCTGGTTTTTGGCGTGAAATATACAAGTATTATTACGATACTGATAGACCGCACACACATCCTTGGGAAATGCTAGGCGAAACAATTGAACCAACTTGGTGGCAGGATACGTATGGGGCAGCACCTTATACAAGTGATAACTTGTTGATGTGGGAAGATATCGAAGCAGGTATTGTGAAAACACCAGGACAAAGAATAGAATACAGATCAAATTACAAAAGATCAGGTCTTTCAAATATTATTCCTGTGGACGAACATGGTGACTTAGTGTCGCCTCTAGAAATAGGTCTTGTGTCTAACTATAATTTTAATTTAATAGAAAGGCCTTGGGTGTTCGGTGACGGTGCACCTGTTGAAGCAGCATGGCGAAGATCAAGTGAATATCCATTTGCTGCGCTAGTTGCATTTGCGTTAAACAAACCGTGTAAACTTTTCGGCACTGGGTTTGATAAGATAAATCAAGTTAGAAACTTAGCAGGAAATTTAATATACAAGCCTACTGGACAACGTATAAGACTAGAAGATATTGTATTTCCTATGAGTAAATCAGATACAACTGATGTATTTACAAGTGGTGTAATAAATTATATTGCTGAATATGTAAAAAGCAACGTTGAATCTACATATACAGATTATAAAAATAATGTACAGTCTTTAACAAATCAACTTGGTTTCAAGTTAGCTGGATTTACTGATAAGACCAAGTTAAAATTAATTTTAGATAGCAGAACGCCACTTAACAAAGGCAATGTCTTTGTGCCTGAAGAAAATTACAAAATTATAATAAACGAAAGTTCGCCAGTAGAACTTTTAAATTACAGCGGCGTTATTATAGAAAAAATTGCAGAAGGCTTTCTAATAAAAGGTTATAGCTCTAATAGAAGCTACTTTTTAACTTATCCTATACTTTCAAGAAAAAGTGACTTTGCAATAAATGTAGGCGGAGTAAGCGAACCTTTTGTAGAATGGGTAAGTGGAAACTTTTACACTGCTGGCACAATAGTAAGAAACAACAGTGCATTTTATAGGTGTTCAAAAGATAATAAAGAAACAGAATTTTCTGAAGTAAACTTTTCACCACTTGCAGAGCTTCCTATAGAAGGAGGGCGTGATGCAATAATTTCAACTCAGTTTAACAAAAGCAAAGTAGTTGAAGTTCCTTACGGTACACTGTTTACAGAAATACAAGATGTAGTAGATTTCTTACTAGGTTATGAAGCATATTTGTTGTCTAAAGGATTTGTTTTTGACTTTTTTGATAATACAATTAACAAAGTTTTAGATTGGAAACATTCTATACAAGAATTTTTGTTTTGGACATTATACAATCTAGATTCGGGTGCAGCTATTTCGTTAAGCCCTAGTGCATCTTATCTACAGCTAGCAAGTAATAGCACTATTGTAAGTAACATATTAACAGGTCCTAACGATTATACATTATTGCAAGCAGACGGATCATATTTAGACATAGAAAACACTACATTGAGTAGACTTGATAACGACTTTGTAATGTTTATAAATCCAGACGTTACAGGTCAGGGTGTGTTTTATGTTGAGCTGCCTATGACTCAAACTGAACATGTTGTGTTATTAGATAATGAAACAGTGTTTAATGATATTATCTATGATAAAACACCAGGTTATAGACAAGAAAGAATAAAATTATTAGGTTATAGAACAGAAGAATGGACAGGTAGTACAAACATTCCTGGCTTTATTTACAGTGATGCTACTGCTGCTGAATGGAAACAAAATGTGCCTTATGATATTGGCACTCTTGTAAAGCATAAACAGTTTTATTATGTAGCAGATGTAAAAGTTGCACCGTCAACTGTGTTTAACGATGCAGAATGGATTAAATTATCAGAACAACCTAGACAGGGACTTTTCCCTAACTTTGAATATAAAACAAATCAGTTTACTGATTTTTATGATTTAGATAGTGACAATCTTGATACTGAACAACAAAGATTTGCACAGCATTTAATCGGATATCAAAAAAGAGACTATTTAGAAAATATTATTAATAATAGTGTTAGTCAGTACAAATTTTATCAAGGTATGATTTTAGAAAAAGGCACGTCTAACGCTCTTTCTAAATTGTTTGATGTTCTTGCAAGCAGCGACAAAGATAGTTTAGAATTTTATGAAGAATGGGCCATACGAGACGGACAATATGGTGGAGTAGACATTTTCGACGAATTTGAAGCTCCTATTGACGAATCAAAAATACTTGCAAATCCGCAGCCTATTTTATTAACAAATCAAAGTTCTGAATTTACAAGTGATGTTGTATATAGACTCAAGCCGTTTGAAGTTAGTGTTCCTACAAAAAATTACGATAACAATCCTTTCCCTACAAAGGTAGTTGTAGATACATTTACAAATTCACCAGGTTATGTTCACAAAGAAGATGTGGTTAAAATTGTAGATACTATGGACGATCTTGTAGGAACAAAAATCAAAACTGTACGCCGCAATGAATTTGTATGGGCAGGAAAAGAAGGTTTATCATGGAGTGTAAATCGCCATATAAGAGCAGACGTTGATATTGCTAGTATAAATGTCGGAAGTACAATAAAAATTACTACAAATAACTTAATAAAAGATATTGAAAAAGATGATATTGTAGGTATTCACTCAGTATATGGTATAAGTTCACAAGCAGAATTATTAGAAGACAGCAGCAAACTTCAAACTACTATTAAAAAGTTTTCTGAGTTTGATTTTTTTGCAAAAGTTGTATCTGTTGAAAACGCTATATTAGAATTAGAAATACCCGAAGCATCAAGAGATGCAGTGGGTTCTCTTACTGGAGCTATATCTAACGCAGAGTTAACAAGATTTGAACCTGCTAGATTTGCAAATACAGCCGATGCTAACACAGCAATGCAAAATTATTTTCAACCTAATACTAAATTATGGATTGATAAAATTGGTACAAATTCAGAATGGAAAGTGTTAACAAACGATAATTTATACACCGAAGCTGAGATTTTTGATGGTCCTAGTACGGCAGACGATAGTTCATTTACAAAGTCTTCAACATTTGCTACAGCAATAACCGCTAATAATTCTGGAAATGTTTTATGTGTTGGAGATCCTAACAGTCTAAACGGTATAGTTTATGTTTATAGAAGAGCAGGCAAAAATAAAAAATGGGTTTTCAACCAGTATCTTACTCCTGCTGATTATGCTGCCGACGGCCAAGCTTTTGGTTCTTCTATAGAACTATCTGAAGATGGGCAATGGTTAATTGTAGGTTCTCCAAAAGCATCTAATGTAAAATCTAAATTTAAAAATGCTTTCTCTAACACCACAACCTATGCAAAAAATGAAATTGTATCCTATAAAAATAGGCTATGGAGAGCAAAGTTTGATCTGTTGTACAGTTCAGCTGGAGTAAATTTTAATACTTTCTCGAGCACTGTACAAAATATATACGCTCTAGAAAACCAAACCAATTCCAATGCCGATGTGCCTGTAATATATGTAGGTAATTATTCTATTCCATCCGGCACTGCTACAGCACCGTTTACAGACACTGTAAATCATATACTGGTTAGGGCACCTAAAACACTTTACGATAACACAATTACAGAAGATAGCACCGGCAATTGGGAAATTAAACTAGACTGGAATACTCTATCTTACGGCTACCAAGATGTTTTACTTCCAACGGCTACTCAGCCATTTAATGGCAACTATAGTGTTTTAAATGAATCATTTTTTGATGGTACTCATGCAATACGTAGAAGCATAGATACAGTAATTTACTTTGACTCATTAACAGTAGTACCAGAATTAGGCGAAACTGTACAAACTGATACAGGCACAGCTGAGATTGATTATGTACATAGTAACACTGACGGAAAATATGTAGTATATCTGCGTAGTAAAACTGGATCATTTAACTCAACTGATTCACTATACAGAGTATCAGGAGAGTATATTGGTGACTTTGAAAAACAAGCTGATGCTGACGGCACTGTGTACGGTGGGTTTTGGTGGATAGATACACCCGATTATACACCAGCATATTCTAGTACATTATCCGACCAAGGCCGAGGTCTTGTATATGTTGACATGGCAAATGATAGTACTTTTGGTAATACATATCACAACATTCTAGATAATAATACTACTGTTATAGATAGCGAAAACAACAAAAATAGCTACATCAGGGTTTTAACAAGTGAGGGCTTCCCTAACGCAAATAATGCTAACGGCACAATATTAGACAGTAGGTATGTAGTGCGTGCTCCAAAAGCACTTACAGATACGTTAAGTGTTTCTGATACAGTTAATTTATATGTAAATCAATTACCAAATTACTCTGCAGGTTTGCAAAAAGACATTACTGATATAGGGTTAACTACAGCTGATACTAACAAAGAAGTATCTGTTGCAGGACTTTGGGACGGTTATATTGGACTAAGATTTACTAAATTCCAAACTAACGGACAGCCATATATACCACAAGTTGGCCAGACTGTAAGGGATAAAAGAACTGGCGCTACTGCAAAAGTTCAATTCATTCAAAGAAATTATCTAGATGCTACACTTTTTGTTAGTGATGTGACTGGTGCGTGGAGTAAAGGCGAAAGTTATAGTGATTTATCTGAA